GAGGGATTTGTTTTTCAGACTTTGGATCAAACTGTTGAAAATCTGCTTCGTCTTGACTTCTTTTTTCCGCAATTGCTTTTTGCATTTCGAGTGGCATTGGTCCACTAAATTTTGCTGCCGACTCATTGTTCATTATTGTTTCTTGTGTTTTTTCAACGTTTTCCAAGGGCGAAAGCCGTTCTTTTGGTGCAGACTGAAAAGATCCCGCCTCTGGATCAAGCGGTTTAATTTCTTCCGCCATGCTGTTTTCGATGTCGTCTGGGGTTACTTTCCTTTGACGGAATTCATTGTCGCTCATAAAAATACTCCTGAATACTCAATTATTTGTGTATAATGGTCTTGTTGTTAAGTTAGTATGATTTCAATAAATATAGAAAATATTGAAGAACTGATGTTTTATGATAAAAGGGTAAAAAATTTACTTCCTAATTATTCGCATTTGTTTGATCAATGGCGTCTCGCCCAACAGTTCTCTGCTTTAAGAAGCATGGGTAAAAGATCCGTGTTAGAGCTTCTTAATGGTTTGACAGGGGAAGACTTGCTTTCTCTTGAGGATCATTTTGGTGACTTGGTTGAAGTTATACCTTTGGATCACAAGACCGCAAAGCACTATAAGATTCCATTGGATGAAGTGGATGACCGAATGTGCGAAATAGACAAATACGGAAATGTAGCTCTCTTTCGAGACGCGAATTACCTTTATATATCAATTTGGAGATAAAAAACTATGGGATCAATAATACTTTTTTCTTTGGCCACAATTGGCATGACGCACATTCTTGTGGATGGTCAAGTATTTTCGGGCGTCAGAGATAGAATTGCAAAAAATAACATTACATGGCTTTCAAGTTTGGTTGAGTGTTATCAATGTTCTGGGTTTTGGTGTGGAGTGTTAGTCGGAGGAATAGTTTTTGGTGTCTCGACCATTTCCTTTTTGTCCGTATTATCATTGCTTGTTTATGGTTGTGCAGGAAGCTTTTTGTCAATGTGGGCTGCGGGTCATTTGGGGTATTTAGACTCGTTGACAAACATTGATTTGGATGAATTAGAATGAATGTGAAAAATGATTATTACAAAGTAAAGCTTTACCAGTTTTATTGCGACCACTGCAATTACAAGCACATTACAGATGGCAGTGATATTTCAAATCTAAAGGAAGTCAAAACAAGCCCTGTTCCTGGCGGAATCCCTAAGAAAGATCCCAAAACAGGAAAGATTGTAACTGGTAAATTGTACAAGCAAAAGAGGAAATTCAAATGCCCTGGATGTGGACGTGTTATATCTCCAAGACTTTTAGGAGTAAACAAACACCCTATGGAAGAGACTAAAGAGTCATCAGAGAGTCAAGAAGAAATTATAGAAAACATTATAAAAGAGTTGGGTAAATATGGCGAAGATAACGCTTTTGGATATTAAGCATGCATTGCGAGATTCAAGATTTCGTGAAACATTACCAGAAAAATATGAGGCTGAATTAAGGAAATACAACAATAACCCAAATTGTCCATGCAACACTAAGTTCTATAGAGCAATAATCAAAAATTGCAAAGATCAGTTGTTAGCGTACTTCCCAGGCAAGAAGGTGATCAATGAAGAAGAAGAGTTCAAGAAGCTCGCAGAGAACCATTGGATGGTAATAAACTGTCATATTAATGATCTTGAAAAAGAATTGAAAAAACTACCTCCAGGCAGAAAACAGGTCGAAGCATCTCGTTTTGAAGATAATGTCACAGTTATCGTAAATGAGATTGATGTGTTGTATTAAAATCGAAGTTTCTGCTATATAATGTAACGAGCCAAGGAGGTTAAAGAGTGAATCCAAAGCTATTACTGTTGGCAGATCACGATGAGTCTGATCGCAAAAAATTATTGAAAGCATTAAAGCCTTTCAATGCAAAAGTAAGAGAAGCAATAAATTGTGAAGAAGTGCATGATTACATATGCAAAGAAGACTTCGACTGCGTTATCTTAGATTACTTACTTCCAGAGTGTGATACCCTTTCTTTGGTTAAAAGCCTTAGAGAAGAAGGCATTTCGACTCCAATTATTATAACAACCGATCATGGGGATGAAATGGTCGCTGTGCAGTTCCTAAAGGCTGGTGCGCAAGACTACATCCCAAAAAGTAAGGCTACACCGAAAATACTAAGAGACGCCGTATCGCAGGCTATGGAGTCCGTTAAGTGCAACACAAAAGAAGATATAGTGGTGCTTCAAAATCTTCATCAACAAATCGAAGAAAAAATAGCTTACTATAAGTCGGCTGCTTCGTAGGGCGTTTTATTTAACATATATCTTACTGTTGTCTAACAAATCCTGACATGTCTTTATCATGCTTTCTGGATATTCTTTATACTTACTAATGTCCATAGGCCAATCATCTTCTTTGAGCCTTTGACCTCCCAACTGAATGGCATTCTCGTAAAACCTTTTAGATTTGGTGTATTTGTTTAATTTATAATAAATGTCGCCCAACAAGCACCAGAACTCAGCCATTAAACAATTGTCTTTCAAGCACAGAACAGCCCTTTGTGCGGCTTCTTGATGGTTCTTATTTACCAACGAAAGAACGGTAGCTAGATAATAGTTTGTCATTGTCTTGCTTCTTTTGTCGCCAGTTTCTTTAAATAGATAATGACGAGCTACGTTTTCAAAGTCATTATATTTTCCACAAGAAAGAAAGCTCAAAGCCTCATAATAAATCGCTTCTTTTGAGTTTGGGCTGTCTTGACGCCACTTTTGGGACATTTTTAATTTATCACTTGAGTCTTTATTGCCAAAACTGAAAATAATATTTTCAGTATTTTCCCACTCCGCAACGTCTAAAGTTTCATACACAGGGTTTTTGAATTTAAGGTCCAAAGACTTGTGCCATAGCCGTGTGTCTTTGGTTAAGTTATTGCCCTCCATAATTAAAAAATTAAACGCCCCCGCCTCTTCTTTTTGCTTGTTGAAGATGTAGCGATGCCCAGATTCCAAGCTCTCCCAAGCATTAATATAAAGCTGCCATTCGTGTTTGCTTTTTTCAACTAGTCGATTTCTTAATTTGCCTAAGTCCTTTCCATTAAAGGATTTAGGGCGAATTCCAAAATTCATACAAATGCGTTGAGTAGAATCGGTACTGCCCAAATCATTTATTATTATTTCTCCTTGCAAAGGCAATAATGACTTTATGCATCTCTCAATTGTCTTTTCGTTATTTTTCGTTATTATGTGTGTTGTTATCATTATTTATAAGAGATTCAACGGCGTCTGCTTCATGCGTCCTTCCATTGGAACGAAGGTTTTTTGCAAGTAATCTATAGCCTTTTTCTGAGTTTGGATCTTCTAAAATCAGAAGTATTGAATTAATAAGATTCATAAAATTTAAAAAGTTGCTCCATATATGTAATAGATAATCTTTTTTACTTTTTGGAGGATGTTTGGCTCATTATATTGATAATAAAGTTTTTGAAAGAACAATTTCTGTTTTTCAATGCTCTAAAAGAGATCAAGTTAAGTATTTGTTAATAATCGAAGATGTAAAGTTAACCCTCAAAAGACTTAAGGCACGAAAAGCAAAGAAAGAAACTCAGAAACAATGGACAGAGCTTCTGAAGAAGAAAAGCGATGAATACGAAGAGATAATGGAAGATTATCAAAGTTCAAAAGAGATCTTGGCAGATGCCTTTGCAACTCTTTCTGAAAACTTAGCAAGATATAAAAAGTTTGAAAACATTGATGTTGATGATGCCATTCAAGAAGGTGTTTTAATTTGTTTCGAAAAAATAGACAGATTCAATCCAGTTAAAGGCGCAGCTTTTAATTATATGACTACTTGCATATTAAATCATTTTAGGCAGTTATATAGAAGTCACAAGCACTATAACGACCTTAAATCTAGGTATTTGGACTTTATAAGGCATCAAGTTTGCGATTCTTTGTTTAATGGCACCAAAAATAGGGCAGGTTTTTCGCCAGGACAAAAAAATAGATATAGTGAGCTTTAATGTGTTGAATTGATTATATAAAAAAGGTATAATTAAAAGTATGAATCCAAAAGATATGACAGAAGACGTTGAACGCCAAGAATTAATACGAAAATTGGTGAAATGCGGCTATAGCGAACTTGTTGAAGCACTGCTACTAAATGAAAACAAAGTCTACACAAAAAGAGGCCGTCTTAATAAAAGCGGAGCATGTAGAGTCCTTGGGTGGAAGACCAAACAGCTTGAGGACGCATTAAAAGAATGCCGAGAGATACTTAAGGAAGACTTCCCAGAAGAAGCAGAAAGATTCGGTCTTTAGTCAGTTTTCCTGAAGGCTCTATCATATCTTAGCGTTATGTCTACGGTTACAACTTCTGAGTTTCCCATATCCAATTCTCCGAAATTCACGGACTGTGGATATGCATGTTGGAATATCCACTTTTCCAATATTTCCCCTCCACCATTTAACATAAATACTGTAGCAGTTCTTTTTAATCTGTCGCCTTCATCTTCTCCTTGAACAGAAGGAGTCCATATGTCATTTCCTTCAGCGTTTTCTGGCTTGTACATTGTTCTAAGCCATTCAAATACTGGATTTTCATTACTATCAGTCCTGTAGTCCCAAAGAGTTAGATTGATTGGTTTCCACTCAGCCTTTCCAGGGAAAAATATAGTTTCTGAAAGATGTTGAGCCTCCATGTCTCTAAATGTCACAGATGGTCTTGCGCCTTTTTTGGGCGGAAGTAGATTAGCGGTAAACGCTGGAGTAGATGTATTTGGAGTAACGCCTTTGATGTCAATTAACCATCTATACTTTCTTGGAAAGCACAAGTATGGATTGGTCGAAAGACCTCCAAGACCCATTTTTACTTTAGCCATAAATTACCTCATGTATAATATAGAAAACGCTCGCAATAAATTGCGAGCGTTTTCTTTTGTATAAGTAGATTTTGAATCCAATCTAAATCCAAATCATCCTCGCGAAGATTAAAATTCGCTTGGTCCTTGCGTACCGGGAACACATGCCTCGTGGCATGGCTTGATCTTGAAGTTTGGACAAATTGGATTGTAACTAACGTCTGAATATCTTAAAGTTAGTTCAATCGTACATTCTTCAGATGAGTCATATGCTAAGTCACCAAACTGAATTGCTTGTGGCCAAACATTCTTTAGAACCCATTCCTCAAGCACGCCGCCTGAACCATCATATAGCTGCAAAACAGCTTTTCCAGCATACGCTTGTCGGTTAGATCCTTGGTGAAGTCCCAAGTTGTCTTGAAAGTTGTAAACAGTTGCAAGCCAATCCCAAAGAGGTTTGTTCTTTTTGGTTGCGACATCGTAATATGTCACTGTGATTGTCTCCCAACTTGCTTTACCTGGAATCCATGTTTTTCCATTCAAAAAGTTGATTTCTGTTTCATCAATTGTTAGATTTGGACGTGATGCCAATTTTACAAACGATTCAGGTATCCCCTCATTGCTGTTGCATACATCTTGGATTTTGAATGTCCAACGAAACTTTCTTTTGAATCTTATCTCTTGGGACGCCAATTCGCCCATTCCCATCGGTCTTCCGGCTGGCATAATTGCCTCCTTTTTAATTAATTATTGTTCCTCGCGGATTAAAATTCGGTGCTTTCCGTGAAATCGCTTCCAGTTCTATGAATGCTGAATTCTAAGAACATAAATTCAACCGCTCTTGTAGGAACAACACCAATTCTGGCTCTAAACTCATTCCTGTCAATTACATCTGGTGTATTTAATTCTGAACTCGCGTCTATAACAAAGTCTGTCAATCCACGACCAACTGAAACCTGCTCTAAGACTTCTGTTGCCAAAAGCTTAAACGATGTTACAAAAACGTCATCATGCGGATCGAAAAGAAGGTTTTTAGAACGACGCCTAATTTCTTTTTCAATGAAGAACATCATTCTTCTTACATTGATTCTATCCAAAGCAGACGCTCTCCTTTGAAGGGTTTTTTGTCCCCATACTAAGAATCCGTCTATGTCAGTAAACTGAACAATTGGATTTACTGCGTTACTGTTTCCATACATTGCGTCACGCTCAGCCAAGGTAGGGCGGCTAAACACGTCGGTTATTGATGGCACAACCCCTCTATTAACGCCCGCTGGTGCGAACCAAGGAGCGGCAAGACTGTCAGATCTTGCGATAACAGCTAGGATTGAACCAGAAGGCGGTGCCCAAACGTCAACTTTGTTGAAGCTGTCGCGAAGCTTGACCCAAGGCCAATACAATGCTGCGAAGTCAGTATCAAATCTTGTGTTATTTAGTGGGTGAGTTCCGTTTTGCCAATCAATGATTTCCTGAACCGTCAATCCAAATGGAGGATCAATGATAGCAAGAGCGTCTTGCCTGTAGTCTCTTACAACAGAGATCATAGACAAAATAACACTTGTTGAAGAGTGTCCTGGGACAGCCAACAAGTCAATGTCAATTTGTTCTGGCTCGGACAAGGCGAACATGCCGCTGTAGTCTCTTGCGTCTCCAATGAGCAATGCATCTTGTGCATCTGGATCAGATGGAATTCCATCACTTCCACCAGACAAAGTATAAGTTCCATCTGCTGGTGGTGATCCAATGTCAGTGTTGTCAACAATGGATATGTAATCCGAAACTAGATCAACATAAGTTCCAATGTAGAAGCTACTTGTTTCATCTTTCGTAAGATTGCCCCAAGACTCTACATTTGCTAGGTTATTATAAATCTCTAAGGAGAACACTCCTTCGCCAATGTCATTGGTCACAACTACTTGCGTGTTGTTTCCTTCTACGCCAGCACTATCGGCATTTAATGTAATGCTAATGTCGCCAACAGAGGCATCTTCACCGAAGATGATTCCGTAGGTTGCTTCCGCAGTCGCCCCAGACGATCCACTTGGACTTGATCCGCTTGCAGTTAAATTATCAAAGGCGAACATCACCTGAAGTCCGCTGTCTGA